AAATAAATGCTTGAAATGATGGACCTGATAATATAGAGCTTGTTGTAAATGTAGGTAATACTGGAGAACTTCCTGACAGATTAGCTAAATTAAAAGTATATTCATTTTGATCAAAATAAACAACTCGGCCGACATTTAATCCATCAGTATATTGATTGTTTGAGTCAAATAATATCGTACCCAAATTTACAGCTAAAAATGCAGATGCCGTAACATCACCGTTTGCAGTTAAATAAAATCCACTTGATGATATTTCCATGTTACCGTTACTGCCAGAAATGTATTGTGATGTCGGATCTCCTAGAAAGAATGTTTCTGTATGTACATCTAATTCAGAAGGATTAGTTGCAAATCTAAAATAATTGTTTGCATCACCATATAATTCCAATCCAACACCGCTATATGGTACTCCGCCTTTAGTTCCGGCTGACCCAGATAATGCAGATCCAGACCACATTAAGAATCCAGGAAAGCCGGCAGCAAATCCTTCATATCCTAGGGATCTAACATATCCGGTATTTTTATATCCAGATATTGCTACTCCTGTAGATAGAGAATCAGCAACATACAATGAACCGGTAAGCATGGAATAATCTCCATCTACATAACGATTACCTCCTTCCCAATTTTTATTGTACACATAACTAATCTGTTTGCTTTTTTCTCCATTAACATTGTAATATTCAGTTTTAAATGTTAATTGATTTTCAGATTTATGTGCAGTTGGTACTAAGGTTCGTAGTCTGGTATAGTTAGGAGAATATCCGGCGTCATTATCCGTAGTTGTTCGAATATCAGATACTTGCCATGTGCCAGATTCTACTACTAACAACAGTACTGCATATCCTTCTCGGTCTGTTTCGAAATTAAAAACTATATCATCAAATCTTTGTGAGTCCCCAGTTACTTGCAATTCACCAATACGTTTTCCTAATTTAACAGGTAGCTCTTGGTTAAAATAATCGGTAGAATCATAATCAAATGCACTTCCAGATAAATACAAAGATAATTTTGGTGTACCAGATCCGGAGACTGTTCCTATGGCATCTATTGTTATTTTATACTCAGAATCTGCAATAAAATATCCTTGATATGCTGAATTAATTTTTGCTATGCTAACTGCACTTTGTGCTGATATATCTGCATTATTTTGTATCAACATGGAATTGTTTAAAGATTGTGTAGTCCATGTTAATGTTGGGGATGTTATTGTGTTTCTACCGTTATAAGCTACGGCATTCCAATATGTGTTAATTGTGCTTTGGGTTACAAATGAACCAATGCTTTGATCCGGAAATAATGATGCAGTATTTGTTACAAATATTTCCGTTTCTTCCAATTCAACGTCATTTAACAATTCCCATGTTCCAACCGTACCGTTATTGTTCATAAACAATTTAACTCGGGAAACATCTCCAGTAGCCGGATTAAGATCTTTGATTTGAACTAATGCAAATGATTCTGAATTTTGGGTTGCTGTATACGTAGGAGTAGCTTCATATGTTAAACTATAAGTAGAAGCATCAAAATTTGAATACGTATGCAATGAAATACTTTGGCTACTATACGCCGTATATTCAGTGTCTAACAATGCTATCGTAGGGTTTAATATCTTTTTTATAGTAGATACATATTCTGTTGTAGATATAGGATATGCTGGCGTAGGCGTAGGATTAACTGGCGTTGTTACTGTTATCGTGCCAGTTGACATATCTGATGTAAATACACCACCCGTTAACTCTACAGCTGGTTGATTGTTATATAAAAAATATTTTACAGTGCCAGTACTATATGTTGGGAATTGTTGCGAACCAGAATAGGTACGATTTAATTGAACTCCTACTTGTTCGGTAATTACTAGTTCCGGAGATTGTTCAAATATAATTTCAGATATGTTTGATACGTTAGGATTAACTGGTACAGTTCTACTCCATTTAACATTTGATTTACCCTGCCATTCTGCTGGAGCATTAATTGCTTCACCAGTCAATGTTATTACACAGTCACCGGGAGAAGTTTCTTCATAAATATAAATTGCAACTACCCGAGACTTATCTTCATCGATGTAATTGACAACTGCATGATATATTGGATCGCCGTTATAATCTAAAACTTCAATGTTTAAATAACTACCGGGACGTAAATTAGTAGGATGACCTCGAAACTTAAACAAGTTTTTACCAGCAGTTAATCTGTTTGGAAACTCAGATATCTGAAAATATTCTGGTGAAGTTAATGAGGTATCAGTGAACCAGACATCGATAAATTGTAACCCTTTATAGACCGCTTCTTTTCTTTTCATCCTACTGATATCTTTTTATATAAATATCAGGTATGACAGATCTCACTAAATCCGTCAATTTTATTCACTTCAATTAAATTATCAACCATATCTCGCATAGAATCAACATGAGATACGATGATTGAAAAATCGAATTTAGTTCGTAAATAATCAAATAAATTAACTACAGCAGAAATATGTTCAGCATCCAATGAACCCCAGCCTTCATCGATTGCAATAAAATTAGGACGAGGCAATGCAGACACATTGATAAGTGCAATACGTATTGCTAACGATGAAATAAAACGTTCCATCCCGCTTGTTAATTCTAATGGCCAAAAATTATCTTCATTGTATATGATATATCCATTAATGTTTTTACCATCACTCTGAAGCACCATATTAAAATCAACAACCTGATTAAGCACATTGTTTATTTCAGTTTCAATCTTTGGCATTGCCTTGGCAATTAGCTCATACGGTATGCCATCACGCTTAACAGTTTGCAAATAATATTCATATGCTTTGTATTCTGTTTCTAATTTTTTATATGCATCTAACTGAGTAATTGCATTTGATTTCGTAGTTTTAGCAACCTCAATTGCTCCAAACAAAGATTTAATTGTGTCCTGTGTAGATTTTATTTCTGCCGAACAAGATTCGATACTTTGTTTACAAGTTGCAATTTTTAAATCTACACTTTGATTATGAATTATTGCTGTCGCATTTCCACGAAATGATTCTTGCCGCTCTAAACATGTTTCTAGTTCAGATTCCTTTGTCTGCAGTTCATTTTCTGCAATTTGAAGTTGCAATTCTAATTTTTCAATTGAACTTTGTTTGTTTTGTAGATCCGTTTTTAATGAAACTAATTCAGAATATCGTTGTTCATATTGTTGTAATAAAGAAATTTCTGCTACAATATCCTGTTTAACCCGTTGCAACTCGTTTAATATGTTTCTGTCTTGATCAATTGTATTTTGCGCTTCGATTGCATTTTGTACGAAAACGTTAGATGCACAGTATTCACATTGCGGATCATATTCATGTTCGGCAAGATGCTCAATTTTTTCTTGTTTAGCATTTACAACTCCTTGTTGTTTGTCAATGTCATTTTCAATTCGAATGAGATTGTTGTTGAAAATTTTTAATTGGTCTAATTGTTCTAATAATTCAGGTTCATCATAATTACGAATGTCATTTTTTATCGTGTCTCGATCTGTTTTTAATTCTTCAAGAGTTTGCTCCGATTGATCGATATCAAATTGTAATTCGTTAATTTTTTCAGTTAAATTGGTTTCTTGTTTTTGTAATTTTGTAATATCCGGTCCGTTATATGTAGTTGGTAATTTTGTTTCAATTAATGATACTATTTGTTCTTGCAACTGATTTCTAGATTCTTGACAATTATTTTCTTGCTGTTCTAAATCAAATATAGTTTGTTGATTTGTTGTTATAATATTATCCGCACTAACAATTATTTCTGCAAAATCTGTTTTTTTGTATTCTTTTAATTTACCAGCCGTTTCTTTAATTTCATCAGATGCTAATTGATATAGCTGTTCAAACACCGTAATATCTAAAAACTGTGAAAGAAGATCTTTACGTTCTCGTTGTGACTTTTCAATAAAATTATTGTTATCGGCTTGCAAAGAAAATGCCGTTAAAATAAAATCATCATATGTTCCTAAATATCTACGAATTGATTTATTTGTATCACTTCGTTCTTCTCCATTCAAGTTTTCCGTTTCAGTGTAAAAATCTACTAAAACTTTAACATGACCATTTTTTTGTTTGATGCCAGTTCGTTCAATAGTGTATATAACACCATTCATTTCAAACACAAATTTACCTCTGAATGATGCTTTTTTGTTGTTTAATACTTCATGAGCTTTACCAGTTTTGCTACATTTATCAAAAATAGTATATGTTATTGCATCTAATAATGAAGATTTACCTGATGTGTTTGCAGCAAATAAGCCATGCACATCCTGCATATTTTCGAAGTTAATGATGTTACCTTCTCCGTATGAAAACATGTTATCAAATTCAAATTGAATAGGATGCCAAGTCATATGCCGTACTGATTCTACTGCAGGTAGTTTAGAATTAACTGTGCGATTGATGTGACGTATTGCATCTGTTTCTTCTGGTGTTGCTTGTGGAAAATTAACTGCGATAAAATCTGTAATCAATGTATTCTGATATTCAACATCACGTACATTGCCAATTGTAAACGATGAAGTTGCCGATGTAGATGCTGAATTTGTGTTTCGTTGAATTGTGATGTCTTGCACATCATATTTTTTACGAATCGTAGCAATTAGCTTTTTCATATCCGCAGCATCGGTATTATTAAATTTAATACGGATCCTAGGTTTATTTGGAATTCGGTGCGGAGCATTAATAATTTTAGTGCCTTCGCATTCTAAAGTTACATATCCATAATCATTATGTATTTGCACAAATTTAGCTTCACGACAAGGCAAGTCCCATACTAAAATTCCATGGTCTAATGCTTCTCCATGATTTTGTTGAATCAGTGAACCAGGATATGCAACAGTCTTAGCATCATTTAAGAATTGAGCTGGTTTATGTATATCTCCTAACAACGTGATGTCATGCCCGTCAAACAATTCAACACCTACATGTTCATTTGATATTTGATATCCGATATCAGTTTTTGCAGTGTTAACAGCTCCATGATGCAACGCTATTTTGTATGCAGCAGTGAATTGGTCGGCTCGTATATATTCAGAAGGTGGAGTATCAACTGCCATATGATTGAATACCACATTGCCTATTTCAAATAATCCATTATCGCGAATAAAAATAATGTTAGGATTCTTAATAACATTGATAATTGGACTAATTGCATCTGTGCGATGCATGTTGTTCAGATTCATGTCGTGGTTGCCTAAAATAACAACGGTAGGAATCATGAACCCATCAAAAAATTCTACTAATATATCAATTAATTCCGGTGACATATCTAGTTTGCTATGCACGATATCTCCAGTAACAACTGCTATGCTATTACCAGTACAGTCAAATGCAATATGATCGAATAAATTGCGAAACACTTCTCGGTATTCACGATGCCGTTTCAATGTACGAATGTGCACATCAGAAATATGATAAATTTTATCTATCCATTCCAAACCTGTATCAATATGTTTTATATCCATATCATATCCATTTTTAATTGCATTAACCGTTCAAATGTTAACACATCAGTATCTGCGATTATTTTTGTAATTTCTTGGAATCCTAATTCTGACGCGTCAGAATCTTTTAATTCTATGAAGTAAACATTTAACCCTTCTGCCATGAATCTTTCTGCAATTTGCACTGCTTTTTTTAAAGCATCCGGGTCTAGACAAATGTATACATTTTTAACTCGTTCTTCTACAATTCTTCGTTGAAGTGCTGGCTGAATTATTTTACCAAATAACGGAATTGCATTGCGTTTAATTGCAATTGCATCGAAAGCTCCTTCGCATAGTATAATTGGTTCTGCCCAATTAATAAACATTTCAAAACCAATAATGTCTTTGGATATCTTTGGATTCTTATGTTTTTGAGTGTCTGATTTATAAAATGCTCGACTTACAAAATAATTCAATTGACCGTTAGCATCGTAACTAGGAATCACAATTTTACCAGAATACTCACCGGACTCGCAATATCCAATTCGGTATTTAATAATATCAAATATCGTAATACCACGATTAGTTAAATAATGTATTGCGTTTCTGTAATCAGGAGTATTCTTTTTTATCCACAGAGGCCGATAATCATCTGGCAATTGAATTGTTGGTGTTTCTTGTTTTACTTGTGTATATTGTCGATACTTAGTATTTTCTATGATACGGTTAAGTTGTTCAAACTTTTCTTTGCCTAAATTTAATTGCTTAAACAAAGATGTAATCGAACGACCTTTTTTATCTGATATCCAACAATGCCAAACGTTTTCACCAGCATGATTTGTTTGAATATTTATTTCAAGCTTTGGTTTATAGTGTGAAATAAACGGAGAAAAAAATGCTATGTTATCGCCGGATGTAGGTTTACCTTTACCTAAAACCGATTCTAATAATTGCAATAACTTTAGATTTTTCATTAATTATAATATAATGAATTTTCAGTAATCATCCAATATATTAATATATTAATAAATAATAATATAAGTTAGACACATACATTACATTTCTGGTCTAACGATCGATTCAGTACTGAATCAATCATTAAATTAATATACTATTAACTTACATTGAATGTATTAAAAAAATTTCACATTTCAAATGTTTACGTAAAAAACTTTTTAACATTAACAACTTCTTCACCGGTGCGCAAACATTCCGATAACCATTCTTCTGGAATTTGTTTCTTTGCAACATAATTAATACCTAATTTATTTGCATAAGATTCATAAGTTGTTTTACTGTTTTTTGAAATTTTTTGAGCAGGAGCTTGAAATACCATACGTATATCAATTCCAGGATTTGATGCCAATACATGTTTCATTTTTAAACGGTCCGCACTAGTCCATCGTCCTTTTGTTTCTATAAACATTAAATCACCATTTTTCTTAACAAAAACAAAATCTGGAGTATATTTTGCTTTACGTTCTGGTACTATATAATTTAATGTTTCTGTTTCATAATTCAAAGGATATTCTGCAGATTTAATCTGATCAGCAACTGTATGTTCTAATCCTGATTTATAACCGTATTTATATGCAGCTGCTCGTTTACTATTCGCAGCTCCATGCCAATGATTTTTTGCCATTAGTATATTTTATATTGTTTCTTAGGTGAACCATATGCACTAGTTGTATATAATGCTAATACAATTTTTTCCATTGTTGGTGGCCAGGCTGGATAGTTAAACTTAGAACTAATAACAGTGTTATCTTCAGTTTTAAATGTAAATTTTCCATCTAGACGTAAACTGTTTCGAATTGTTTTTCCATATGTATCAGATACGTCATCAACTCCTAGATAATCACCTAAATCCTTAGCTGGATTAACTAAATCATTTAATGTTATTAAAGATGGATGTTTTGGAATATTTCGTAAATAATCCAATGTAGCACTAGTTTTACCATTCTGTGTTAGTACATATCCATATTGTTTCGGATACTTTCGTGCTGAGTTACTAGTAGGAGAATTTGAGTTAGCTAAACGTATTATCCAATCTGCCCATGTACATTGAGACCGACTACCAGCTAAACGTCTTGAAATTATTTTAGCAACACGATCTTCCGGTATATCATATAAAACAGTTAATGGACCAATATTTTCGAAAAATGAAATTGCATTTAATATATATTCGCCTATATATTCCGACCGCCCAGCTATTTTACGTTCCTCTTCCGTTGCATCTATTTTACTATCTTTTTTTGTATCAGTATTGTCTGTTGTGTTAGTATCACCTTTATTACTGCCAGTTCCGCCACCTTTGTTAACATTAGTATTTACCGGCTTTTTGGTTGTTGTAGGTGTAGATGACCTTATATCTTGTTCGATAGCATCAAAATCGATTTCCTGTCCCTGTTCTTGTATTATTTTCATTATAAATATCCTAATTATTTTACAAAATTTTGAAGTATTTTAACAAAATCACTTTTAACTACATTACTATCTTGATCTGGGTATGCCAGATTTGGAAATTTTACGGCAATACTCGGGTGTTTTAGAAATTTAACTGCTAATTGAGTAGCTCCGTTATTTTTCGGATCTTTCCAATAATCACCTCGTTTTGTTTCATTATCTAAAGCAGTTTTGAGATTCTTATACGTTTCAGTTTTAGATCCGCCTACTTTTTCTATTGCAGATAACATTAATTTCTGTACAGCATAAAAATTAACATCATCTACTGTTACACCAGCCTTAAACCCACCTTCTGGAACTGTTATTTGATCAGTTGGTATACTCGATTCTCGGTTTTCTATTTGACAAGCTTGTATATTAGCAACCAATTGTTGTAGTTGGTCTGTGTTTAACATCGTATTCCATTGTACACCATCATACTCCTTATTTTTCTGAGCATATTGGTCTTTAACAACTTGAAAATTTTGCCTAGTAGCTTTATCATATTCTCCGGTAATTGCTAATCCATTTTGTTTTTGATATGCTTTAAGAAGTTCTCGATGTGCACAACCAAATTTAGCTAAATTTGTTTCAATTGAATATGGTTGATCGGTAAAGAATTGCATGTTTAATACACGAGATAGCTGTTTAACAAGTATATCAGTAGAACCAAACGTTAATTCTGTATATGGTATGTTTGTCTGCCCATACATTGGGTCAGTAGGATCGACACCACCACTTCCAGTTTTTTGTTTCGGTATCCAGTCCGTTGATTGTAGTTTTTCTATATCAAAAACCATTGCTCCTTTAGTTAACGTACGTATATATCCACTTGTACTACTACTAATTTTACTCCGCATACTTGTTGGAATTAAATCTGTTTTTACGTATATACATTGATATTTATACTTTGCAATAAAACGTTCTTGTTTCGGTTTAAAATTTTTATTTGGTACATTAGGAGTGCCAGGATTTTTATCTTTATCGATCATTGGAATATCCCTTTTCGTAATGTTTAAATCTCTTGTAATAAACCAATACCAATCTGGTGTACGATTTTTACCCCATACGCCTGACAATTTACTTCCATTGATATATTCTAACACTGATTCAAATAATTCATTTTCATTTTGTTCCGGTGTTACTATTTCTGCGCCTGGTATTTTTGGGAATCCTCCTCTTTCTTTAATATTAATATAAAATCCATAAATTTCATACATTCTAGATACTAAACCAGGTTTAACTCCAATTATTGGACATAGTTGTGTTTTTATAAAATTTTCACCTTTACTATCTAAACGATCTGGTTCTAATACAGAAATAGGCCGTATCTGTTCCATCATTATTGTTCGTATTATCTGATCTAATTTTTTACTCATATCAATAGTTTCTTTAATATAAATATTGTTTACCAATCAACCATTACTAAATTTCCGTTCCATATCATGATGTTACTAGATTTAAAATCTAAATCTAAATCTAAGTCCGGTATGCCTATTTTATTTATATCAGATCTTAATGCATTAATAAAATTTATAATGACCGGGTCAATACGTTTTAATTTAACTGCATCAACAAAATCAAACAAAGAAACTTCCCCACCTTGCTCATATGAATATTGTTGATATTTTTCGACAACACGATCGATACCTCGTTTTAAATTAGCAGGCAATTTATCAGCATTTGACATTATGATAACATCTTCATATACTGCTTGCACGCCACGTAAATCTCCAACATAGTATACGGGAATAAATGTAGAATATTCTGAAATTTTATTTTGAATTTTTTTAGCAACTTCTATTTCGTCTATACTCGTTGTCATTTTAAAAACTAAATCTTTATCATTTAATTTATATACTCGACCATTATCACCTTGACCGACGAAGCGAAATTGGTTACTCTCGATATTTCTGCCGATCTTATTTAATTCTTGATCGGTCATTTCAAAAAGAAGTTGTTTTAAACGAATCATATTTAACCTTTAAACGAAATATTTTTATCTAAATCTATACGTATTAGAAAATTCATATCAACATCATTTCTTTTTCGAATAGGTTGTGCTAATTTTCCAATTGCTAATAACTCTCCTGAATCATTATACAAACCAATAGTTGTTATATATGGAGCAAAATCACTACCACTAACAAAACTATGATATGTAGTGTCATCATCCTTTGTTAATGTTAAATTTGTTGACATATTAAAATCACCAGAATCTAATTTTGCTATTGTACTAAATTCATGTATAGTAACAGTGCTTTTATAACTAGCAGTATATGCAGTGTTTAATACTGAATGATACCGATAATCTGGAGATGATACTACAACTAAACCTTGTTTACTAAAAACATTACCTACATTAGCAGTTTGTAAAAATGTTCCTCCTTCCGTACGATCCGATAACGCACTTATATTGCTAGTTGTAAGTGACTTATTAAAAATCCTTAATTCATCTAGAACGCCGTAGAGATTAGAACTTTGGGTATTAAAACCACCTATATATAATGGATCTGTGTTATTAATTCTAGCAGATGCAGTAAATGGTGATAATGTATTTTCTAATAACACACTTGATGCAGATGCATGTAGATTATTATTTATATACATTTGAATATTACTACCAGATTTTTGACATACAACATGTCTCCACGAACCGGTAACAATTATCGATGATGTTATACTAGTAGAAAATTGTGTACTACCACCTACTGTAAAAATTATTTGTTTACTACCACTTAATTCAATTTTAAAAGGATATGTTGGAGTTAAACTACTAGATGCTTTTGCTAAAATTAATTGGTTGCTAGTCCCAGTATTTGATGCTGAAATAAAAAATGATATGGAATAATCATGATCTCTGTCATAATTTCCAGTAATATTAGATGACATATATCCGTTACCATTAAACTTTGCTGCATATCCAATTGATAACTGTGATCCATTGGTAGTAGGTACGCCGGGTATGAATTCTATATTTTGATTTTCATATGTTAATCTAGATGTATCAAAATATTCATTAAATCCGTCATACCATTTAATGTCAGAAATAATCGATGATGTATTAAATGCAGTGTCATATAAATTGCCATATCGGTCCGATGCTAAATTTACAGATCCAGTATATGTAAATGATGCTGGTTTTATAGATTCGCCTATTTTTACTTGTGGTATTGAAAAAATAGACGCCGATTGATATAATGTTTTTTTTGTTCGATTCAAATCAGTTGGACCAAATGTATTTAATGGTTGGGATTTCCATTTATAAAACAAATGGTTAATCGAAAAATATGTTACTGATTGCAAACTTTCATCAATGTTTTTTACATCATTAAATGTTAATTCAGATCCAATTGCTGGCAAAGTAGTAGTGTCTGTATATATTCCAATTAATGGTAAACAACTTGAAGTAGCACTCCCGGAAGTAAATGTCCATGATTTATAAGCAGGAAATGAATTAACCATAACATCAGCAGCATCAATTTTTTTAAAAACTGATGGATATATGCCTTGATATGTATCTTGTTCGGATGTTATTCTAGATTCTGCCATATTCAGTAAAAACCCTGCTACATTTATAATAAATATAACAGGGCTTAAATCTAGTTATTTTTTAGAAATCTAATTTAACACGAATCAATGCTTCACGCTGGAATGATTTTAGTAATGGTTTACTCAATTTAGCTACAGCTAATAATTCCTGACGTTCGTTATACAATCCTACGGTTGTTATGTATGTTTTAGGATCGCCTATAAATGTTGATTGAGCAATTTGACCAACGCTTCCTGTTACATATGAAGGATTATTTGAAAAGTTATATTCTGCATTTTTAATTCGTACAAAGTAATGTGTACTTGTAACTTTTTCAGAATTTCTTGCTTGGAATCCATATGGATCAGAAGTCGATGGATTAGTCAATAAAGCAGATCCCGATATGGAATGGTACAGTGCAAAATGATTATTTCCTTCGACACTTGAACCAGTTACGGTTTGGAAATTTAATTGTTGGTCTAACATTTTACCATCTAGTACCAATGTACCGTAATCCGGATAAGCTAATCCATAATATATCGGCGCAGATGGATTATGTACTCCACCATCAATAGAACCAGATACGATATTATAAACTTTACCAGCTCCTTTAAACGTCGGATCTGCGATGCTAGAATCATCAATAAGTGTTACAATCGTAGACCCAGATACAGCAACACTACCAGTTGCATTCGTAGGCCTAGATCCAGAAATTAATCGAAGTGGTAATTCAAAATTACCAGCATCTAAACGTTCTTTTAAACGGTTTCTTTTAAAGTTAACTACATAAATATAGTCTGTGCTTCCTGATCCAGCTGTTGTAAATCTAGTATCTGTAGGATTAAGAAGTAACTGACGATACTGTGAATAAACTGCTTTACTAGGTGAATCATTAAGTTGTCCTTGGGAATCAGATCCGCTACCTAAAGCATGACCGAAAGCTAAAGAAAATTGTACTGCCGCACCATCAGCAGTTGAGGTATCTTGATATACATCTACATAATAACGACGTTGCGAAGTAGTTTGTGTTGACGAAGTAAAATATGTAGTTAAACTAGCAAGATTATCACTCCACAACCCCGCAGTAACAACTTCAGTCTGATTAGCTACAATATCATTTACAGCATCAAATTTAGTAAATACGCGACCATTTCTAGAAATGATCTGACTTTGTTGCATTTCTGCAACCATTTGATTAGCTAACTGTTGAGCTAATTGTTGGACTTGTTCATTAATCACAGCTGCGGCCGCACCACGAGGTGGTACATTTGATCGTTGCTGATCGGCATCCGGACGTTGACCTATTCTGGGTCGTTGTTTCAATAATTCAATTGATGTTTTCATGTTCATATCTTACGTCTATTAAATAGTAGCAGTAGTTGCTTTATTAACAGTTAAATTAATTGTTACACTACCACCTGTTTCATTTGCTATAATAGTAATAGTAGCAGTTTTATCTTCAATCATTTGTGTTTTTGCAACAATTTTAAATTCAAATCCAGCTACAGCCACACTTTGTGCATCTTCATTATCTCCGATAAATCTAGGAGTTGTTGGAAGTATAGAATTTTGCAATGCTCTAGTAACTTGAATATCTGCTACTGTTGAATCAGAAAGAATAGCTGTGTATCCTAGATTTGCATTTCCTCCTTGGAAGTTGCTTGTATTAGGGGCAATAATCGCACTGTCACCAGGTGCTACCAGTATAATATTTGTATTACCTACAGTAATTACTGGTATATTAGTTGTTTGTTTTGGCAATGTAATAAGTTTATATTTTAATGCCTGAGTTTCATCAGGAATTGCTTCTGTTATTGGCATATTTTCAATAATAGTGCCATAATAATTTGTTCCTAATGGATGGTCTGGATTCCATAATGAGTAATCAATTTCATCATCACCAACTGCAAACTGTGTAATGCTAAATGCATTTCCACCTTTAGCAAGTAATTCTCGGCCTTTTAATGTTAAAATTGCATCAACCGTTACGCTCGTATTATCTAAGTATCCCATATTGTTTTAACCTTATTTTATATAAATATACATACTATCAATTTTGGTTAAACTAAAACAAATGAACCTTGTTCACCTGCAGTTTGATAAATTAATTGATTTGGATTAGTAGTTCTCCATTCAACAACCGGCCCCCCATCTGTAGTTTGTGTGGAATTTATATTGAACCCTGGAGAATTTAATTTCGATCCTTCGAATCTGTGATTTGCAATTCCAGTAGGTATATAATCTTGTACTTCAGCAAAACTACCAGATAATCCGTATGTTAATGTTGCATAACTACTAGTACCATATGTTCCTACCCCATATACAACCCCTGTAGCATCCTCAACTACATAATCCACAGTACCGGATACGAATCTGTATTCCGATTTGATACTAGAAACTATTGCAGAACCAGTAGCTTCACTAATCCAATATGGAGTAGATGCAGTTATCCACGTGCTACCAGATCTTAGTAAATAATCATATGCATATGGGAATCCGTCATATTTTTCCGACTGAGATGCAGTTAAATATCCTTGCCATTGATCATCGTCATTTGCAGTTAAAGTTAAGATACGATTCTCAATACTTCCGGTATAAGCTACGTAATCTCCAGATGCTGTTGGTGATATATTTTGTAAACTAGAAGAAAATGCAGAATCAAATCTTTGTATAACAGGTAATATTTTATCTTTGCTACGTTCAAACAAATTTGGTTGAATTAATACACCTGTTAATTTATCAGTACGGGCTGGTAACAGTTGTTCTAATTGTTTAAAAAATGCTAAATCAAATAAAGAAAATATTTTTATATATGAATTGATATCATTTTTATTAGCATATTTTTTCCAATATTCCTGAGCTTTTTGTATTAATCTCGGATATGATTTTGAATCAGATTCGCCAGGATCTCCAATATATTCATCTAAACTAATATATCCATATTGTGCAATGATATCTTCATCAATCATTGTTTGTGGCGAAAAATATACTCCTAGTTTTTTACTATCTAATGGAGCTTTATCAAACTGACTACGTTCGGCTCTAGTTTTAACATCCAATGTTCCGATTAATTCATTGTCTTCTAAACGAATTTTATTATCATCATATGTACCGGCGCCTAATGAAGGAGCATCATAATAATATGTTTCTTCAATCGAATCATATGGTGTAGATGTTGACCATCCGGTAAATGATGCTGATATACTAGATGATTTAGGCTGTACTCCGGATAATGATCCGGTTAATGTATGATTAATTTTTTGCGTTAATGGAACTCTAAAAACTAATTCATTATATGCATCTACATTTCCATTATATGCTGATGGGGCTTTAACATGATTATTAAATACAGAATCTGATAAACTACTTGACCATATTCTTAATTCCTGAAGCTGGCCTTCTAAACGAGTTGCGCCAGAGCTAGTACCTCCTAATACAACAGACCCCGAATAATCAAACGATGCAGTTGCTGATGCTGATACTGCAGCAACAATTTTACCGTATTTTGATCGTTTAGCTACAACTTCTAATTTAGATCCGGTAGTTCTTAACATCGCTGTTAACCAACCACCATCAAACATTTCAATATTTGCTGAACCGGTTCCATTAATTAAAATAGTACCTAATGTACCACTTGTATAATCAATTGTTACTGCATTAGAACCTACTGAAAATAAATTCATAGTACCTGACATCGTAGGATTAGTTATTACGTTGTCAGTTCGAAAACGAAGCTCTACAGTATTAATTGATTCAGAGTAATTCGTAGTTACCGTACCAGTAGTAGTTCCAATTAAATCTAATGCATAATCAAAATTTAATTTTTCATATACGGGAGCTCTGTCTAATCTAGGTCCTCCATATTCATTGATACTAATCATGGATTGCGGAATACCATAACATGATAATAACGCTTGTATGCTTCGTTTCGTTCCTTTAGATTTTAATAATAACGGCAAGTTATTAACGATGCGACGCCATATGGTATATGTCATATCACGTCCCGGTACTGAAGGATCTCCTACGGTATTTGAGCCTGTTAATGGGATTCCTGCTTCATCAGTACCTAAAACATATTTCCATAATTCTTGAGACTGATTTCCATCTGTTAAATTCCATCCAAACTGTTTTGCGACTGAATATAACAACTCATTTGGCATTCCTAATTTTGGATTTTCTTCACGTTTATAAATTTTAGACATATGATTAACATACATATAAAGTATGTCATAATGATGTCCTAACATGTTAACAAATGAACTTATCCCTTCATTATTACGGTCTAATTTAATAAATTCAGGTACTGTATAAAGTAATGAATTAAAATTTAATGAATCATATAATGATGCTGATGCATATAAATTATCATACCATGTATTGAATTGACTCGATGATACTGCTACTAATGAATATGGTATCGATGAATTAGTTTTTGGAACTGGTGAAACATAACTTCCTGTTAATGCCGGTACCGTCGGTGTTTCGGTTGGTATTTCAAATGTAGTAATCTTTGATGATGATTGATAATATAGATACTGTTCGAATCCATCAAATCCACTAATTAAATTAGTTTTACTAGTAGTATAATCAGCTACATTTGTAGTTGCTACACTTCCAGATAATTGTGAAACTACAGAGCTTTGCGATGTATAGTATTCAATTAATTCTAGTTTATATTTAAAATTTTCTAGTCGTTCAGTTGCTGAACTATAGAAAATAAAATTATTAAAATCTGAATAATCTATGTTTAGTTTAACACCACTTAAGCTTCCAGAAAAATATGCATCAACAATTTGTTGCGATGTTTGTACACTCGAGCCTAATAAGTCAGTCCAAGCTTGTAACCCAGTTTCCGTAGATGTATTATATGCTGAATTTGCATACCAATTTGGATTGGCTAAATTACGAAAATTTTGTTGTGCTACTAAAGCTGCAATTGCTACTTTATCAACATATGGTGATTTTAATTCTTCGGTTATCCAACATTTAAAATCAACATCTATCGTTTCAGGTAGTGGCTGATACAATTTAACATAAACAAAATCGCCAATAACAACACTATTAACAAATAATATCGTTTGGTTTCTACTAAAATTTAAAACATATGGTTTATAAAATCTATCTCCCGTTTGATTTACAGTAGAAATAAAATTTGTTATTTGACGTAAAAATTCCGGATCGTCAGAATCAATGGCACGAAGCCGTATCTCAGTTCGATCTGGTGAAATTTCATCAATTCGTAAATGTTGTCGTTCGTAATTTCCTATTAAATTCTTAAAGAAATTAATAACAAATCTAAAATTGCCAGATGTTAATTTTAAATTTTCAAATTCTTTATATAAATTAATAGCAACAGGGGCATTTGGTAAAGTTATTATACCATTTGTATCAGTACTTCGATATTCTGGTATTTTAGATTCTAATTGTATTGAATGATTTCCAGTAATCCATGTATCACCAGCATATACATGAAACTCAATTTTATTATAATCATCTTGTTTTAAAATATCTGGTACTGGTATAACTCGTACTGGATCATAACTAAAAAATTCTGTTTTAGTTTTATCAATACGGTCAGCTGATATAGATTTTTCAGCAGTTTGAATTTGTTCGATATTTTTATAATTCGTCAACATGATTATTCTTCAATTGGTTGATTCCATAGATCTACGGTTTTCGTTGCATCTGTAATTACCCAATATGTTTGTGCTGCTTCAATTGTATGTAAATTCACTTGGCCAGATTCAGCCCCTATTCCAAATGTATCTCCAATATCATATAAATCTGCAGGTATAAGTAAATCTAGAAATAATTCTTGTGATGTTGTTGGATAAATTTCTCCATATCCATCATCACTAAATTGCGGAGTGCCGTAATTTAAAATATTTGCATATGCATCGACTCCACTAATAGTTTTGTTAAATGTTCGATCAACCTCTGGCATTTCTGGTCCATTCTTATATAGATAAAAATATACAGTACCGTTAGTTGGAGGATTTCCTAATCCGTATGAATGTTTAATTTTGATACGGAATCTCAAATCACGATTTAGATTTTTAATATCTTTAGTTATAGTATATGCGTTAACATTTTGTTGTAATACACCCTCTACTACAGTATCCATTAAAATACCAGAGTTTTCAGTAGCAATAATTCTATCTTCTGATGGTTTATATCTAGCATATATAATATCTTGTTCTACAGTTTGGTTTAGATTCAAATCTATATTTAGATCCAAACTTCCAGAAGATATAACTTGTACAGGAAATTTATAATATTGAAATCTAGTATCTAATACTCGCAACATTGATGTAGTTGTTACTTTCTCTGTAACGGGATCAATAATTAATAATGGATTGCTTTCTGCACCTTCCTGCAAAGTAACGTTACCGGCTTCATCGCGAGGAACGATATCAGTATCATTTGAAATATATGTTAAACCAGCTGATCGATATTTTGCCTGTTGTTGCATAGCAACAGTGTCTAATCGACCCGGAATTCTATTTCCAGTAACTACTAGATTTTCATTTGAGTTTACAGATGTTTGATCAATATCTGGTTTTACATTTCGAGCCATTATCTAACTACTTTAAAATAAATTTTGTTGTCACTGTACTGTTCAGTAATTCCATCTACAATTTTAAACTCTAAACGATAGTATCGTTCTGGCATAAAACTATTCATATCAATGTAGATAAAATTGCTAGTACTATCACAACTAACTTTATTATAAATATCATCATATGGAATTATGGCTTCGTCTGTCTGTGCATCGAAAACTGCATAATATGTAGTAGTAGGTAGATATTTTACTGTTTCTATTGGAAATAAATTAGTAGGAGATTTTCTGGGATACTTATCCCGTGCATAGATTCTAATCTTCGCAATCTCAGTATCTTTATATTCTGGTTTTATTTGGGTGTATATTGTGTATGACTCTAGATTAGCAGCAGTTAACGATCCTGTTGTAAATGTGCTGTTATCCCAATACATTAGTATTTTAGGCACATATATAGTATGAGTATCTCTACTAAAATATCTAATATATCCGGCCTTTGCCGTATCTGATTCATCACTATCAGCAAATTGTAACAGAAAACCATAATTAGGAATTGTAGCACCACCACTACCACTTAACCAAACTTTTACGGCATCTGTAACATTCATATTAATATCAGTTACTCGATATGAAAATGATTCAGATGAAATAAGTCCAGCAGTACTACCACCCGATGCTGATTGATACATCCATGAACCGCCAGCACCAGATCCGGATATATACAATGTGCTCGATCCAACTTGTACTTGTTGACTCGATGATATCCAAGCAGATCCGGATTGTGACCCGCTCCATGTTGCACCATCTGTTGTTAAACTAGACAAATATCCAGTACCATTTACCCAATTTTCTCCAACGAGTTTTGCATATATTGAATACTCAGATGGTAAATTTTTTGCATGAGATGTATATACTTGCAATACGAATTTACAATCATTAACTGTTTTACTGTACTTAGATAGTGATGCAGAAATTTCTGACATATCAAATTTAAGTAATGCACGAGACTTAAGTAAAGTGTCTCCTTCATTATTTAAACGTTTTCCAATTTCTAATACCTCATCTAGTCCGGTATTATAATCTGGATATGCTTCATATAAAGTAGCATCTTTTTCTGCATAAAATATTCTAAACATGAATTACCTTTAATAATTTACTACACGCCCTCTAATATCGCGATTTGGAAATTTAATTTCAAAAATACTAGGATCTAATGATGGATATATAACTCCATTTTTCGTAGCAGTTGATAGGTCGTAAACATTGCCTGAATAACCAAAGTTAGAATCATATAGATTTTTAAATCCAACACCAACTACAGATTGTACACCTCGCGTATTAGCTAATGTAGTTGTTATATCCGATTTTATTATAGGCTGATTAATTTGCCATTTATCAACATCAAATAATGATTTTAATGCATTGACACAAAGAAGTAATACTTCATTGCTATTATAATTTGGCAGAATTGAAATTTCAAAATCTATACCAATATTAATAATAAATGCATCTTTAATATTTATTGCATCAGTTAATATTCTGTAATAGTTTAGATATGTTTTTAAATTTTCTTTAATTGCCTGATTTAATTCTACTAGCTGTTTAGATTCATTGAAACCTAAAACATACATGTTCATTGCCAATGGATTAGGAATTCTAGTTTGTTCATAGTCTTGCTGAGATAACTGATCATCCGGTACTATATACGCTTTTGATACACTGCCGTATTTAGCTGGCATAGAATATGCTCGTATTATGTAATCTTCGCGCGTAACCAATCGATTCTGTGTAGCAAAATTTGCTAATGCATTATTTTTTATATCTTGCAGTGTATCTGCTGTTTTAGCTCCAGCTGCTGGATTTGGATTATTAACAGCTACTGTAGTTTTTACAAAATTAACTAAACCGGTATTGGTAGTTGCGTTAACATCATCACTATATTCAATAAAATTAATTTCAGTCAATGTATTTGCTGGAACATTGTCAGATATACCATTTCCTACAGTATACGTAACTGTTAATGTAGTATTCGACGGTGATTGACCATATGTTCTTGTATATAAAAAGTTAGATGGATCGATATCGATATCTACTTCTCTACGAAATCCTGCTAAACCATTACCAACGTTATCTGGGTTAGGAATAATTTCTTCATCGTTATTATCAGATACTCCAGATCCGAACTGAATTTCTAATTTACTATCACTGCGTAATCTAGTAATATAACGTTTAGCAGTTTTTCTTAATTTCAATAAACTAGGGGACGATGACCGATATTGTGATAAATCTGGATCATTTTCTGCTAAATTTGGAACTGATTCGAAAATAGTATCCTGTGCTAAATATGGAACTTGATACCAATTATCTCCATCTGATTCAGTAATAGATAAAATTTCTATAATATTTGTTTCCGGCAACACAATTTTATCGTATGCAACTGGATCAGCAAATGTATAAGATCCAACACGAACATCACCAGATACTGCACGTACTTGTTTTTTTAGTAAGTAATATGTAGGCAATTTAGTAGTGTCATCACTTTCATATATAGTAACTTCGGTAGGATCTACTGATGATGAAAAATTAAAATTTACACTGTCTAAAGTTCTGAAAATTGCTGAACCATTTGATTGTTTTATACGCATACCAGGTTTAACTGATAATGCATAATCATAATCTGGTTTTACATTAGTCCCAGTGCCGGTAGAAGGTACCAATTGAAAAATATCTAATGTTACATAAGCTGGTACAACGTTATTAGGAGTATAACCCAATGATTTTGCAATATCATATACATTAGAAGGTTCAGATGCTTGTTCTAAAAAAGATTCTCGCAAATTATTATCAACATAATATGATAATACATCCCCAACATACGCTGCCATTTCAATGAATACCATACCTGGAGATGATTCATTAAAATCAGTGTATGTTTGTGGAAAATACTGTTTGGTAAAGTCAATTAGATTTTTTCTAAATTGTCCAAAGTCTCTACCTAAATATGATATATCTTTTTTAGTTTCCATTTACCATTGAATCCGTTATTGATAATTGATTATTTGAAACATTTAATGTAATAGCAGCTAAATTTTCATCTTTGGTATAATCAATAACCTGAAATGTTATTGTTACAGATATATTATGATCTAAATTAGGATCTTCTTCTGCTGTTATAGTTTTTATTTCTATTATATTAATATATGGTAACCAATAATTTACTGGTTGTGTAATCACATCTCCGATATTTTGTTTAATAACATCGGTATTTGGTTCAAATAACAATCTAACAAGATCAGTTCCAAATTTTGGTTGCTGTACTCGTTCGCCTTTAACTGTTAACAGTAAGTTTTTTAAATTAGATATAGCTTGATCTATCGTAGTATATGTAGAAGATAAAAATGTGCCATTAGGCCCAATAAACGGCAATGTGATACCTAAAGCAGTATCAATTCCAGTAGTATTATTTACGCCTAATACTTGATATGGCATTAATGTCCTTTCTTCTTATTCATGGCTTTCATTAAAGCAGAATAATCACGTGTCATTGCTTGTTGAACTTCTGGTGCTACATCATAAACCTTACCAGTTTCCGGGTCTTCCATTACTTGTGGCGCCTCTGGTGCTAATCCTAATGCAGATTTCATATTCTGTCGCATATTACCAAATCCAGCGGCATCTTTAGATGTCATACGAATTTCATCCATACCTTCCTGCATCATATCCTTGAAACTGTTCATAACTAATGGCCCATTTTCAACTAATGGATCTGTGTCATTCAACACAGCTGCCCATCGGTTTTCTTCAAACATTGGTTTATTTTTTTTAGTAACAGAAGGTGCTGATTTTTGTATCGCACGTTGCTTTGGTTGGGTATGTTTTATTTCCGTAATAGTAGATTGTAACCCTTCGCGAAGAATCTCAGTTAATTCTTCTTTAATAACTTCGCGCACTGCTACTTTAAGTGCTTTTATAAGTGTTTTTGAATCCATATTATCATTTTTATATAAATATTGTAAATATTAATTTACGGGTGTTCCCCAATCGTCAATTGAAATTTTAGGACCATAAATCTGATTAGTTGTTAGGTTTATATAATAATCACCAGGTTTACCTAATTCATTAGGCGGAGGTCCTTCTTGTTTATAAACTTGGCTCGGAGCTTCTTGCAATGAATCTAACAAATTGCGTTGTTGCCGAAGCAATGAACCAATTTTTTCCGATCTACTAGATAAATCAGAATCTGCAACATTTAATTCATTGTAAAAATCTGTGCTAGCAATATCATTATAATCATTATCTGTTGTTGCCAGTCTTGTCAATGATTCAGGAACTGTTAATGTTTCAACATCCCCGTTACATACATTTGAAACTTTTCCAACTGCAGATAATAACGGTGTAACAACTGTTTGTAATCTGTCAGTTAATTGTTGCGGTAATGTAGCAAACTGATTCAATGATGAAATTGCATTAACAATTGTAGCATCTTGAATAGCCATTAATTGTTGTGCAATAAATAATGGGGCCGTAACTGGATTTGATAGCTGTGCTATAGAAATAGCAGCTTTAATACTTTGTGCAGTATTTACTACTTGTTTAACTGAATCGACCGTTTGTTGTATTTTTGGAACGGTATTCTGTATATCAGTTATTTGTTTCTGAACATCAGTTAGTTGTTGTTTTATTTTTTTAACACGGGGATCATCACAATTACAATCGGTAGGTAGTTTTACAGAATCTTGCACAGTTTGTGATGCAATTTCAGTTAACTGGTCTAACTGTCTATTTAATAAATCTGATAATAAGTCGACACTTTTACCTGGTAATTTTGGTACAAAATCTAAAGGTGGTACTATAGAAGCCATAACTCGCCTTAATATGTATTTTTCTTAATAAAATATGTAGAGCTTAACAATTCTGATAAAAGTGATTGAGCTCGTTGTGCATAGGTACCTCCATTAGAATATCCTCCAGAGGCTGCATAAGTATCTCCAATTTGTACACCAGATAATATCTGAGTAATTAATAATTGAAGTATGTTTAACAAAACATCACCATGAACCATACTTTGATCAGCTTCATCGTTCCCTAGTTTAATTTGCCCGGTACTGTTTAAAACAATGCCAACCGGGGCATCTATAACAGCAATATCAGTTTTTGCTTTTAATATAATACGGTCTGCTACTCCGATAAATTGTGATTTAGAATACTTAGATTCTGCAGGTAGAAAGCAATTTAACGGATTTCTTTCATTTTTAGTTCCTAGTAATAAATTAGGAATATTCTGTGTGCTAGTTAAATATAAAGATGATTGATCTGTTTCTACATTTTCAACTACATAAGAATCTTTTTTATAGATTGTACCATTGGATAATATAATTATAGGATCGCCATTAACATTACCACGCCAATTTGGTTGATTTTGATACTGTCCTCCTACTACAGTACTACCTAATCTAATAGTATTACTAAACCTACCTTCGAATAAAATATCTCCTTCATATGGTTGTAAGAAAGAAACTTCACGTTCTTGAAATGATGATGGTTGTTTATATGTAGGTAATGGATTAACTACTCCCTGCAGGAAATTGCTATTGACATCTGACATCAATGAAAATGATGCTACATAATACCATTGTGGATATATAGTTTGTGAATTATTTTCTGCAGATAATCCTTGTACAAGTAAAACATGCTCTCCGACTCTAGGTATATCTTTAATGTTAGAACTTAAAGGTATTGCCCGTATTTCCTGCTGATTATAAAATTCAGTGTATGTTTTAACAAAAATTTCAAAATTGTTTTTGTCAGAGTAATCATATGTTTTAACAGTTGGATCTGCAATTACTTCACCAATATGAAAATGTATATCACTCATTCACATCCTTTTCCAACTTTTGTTTAGTTGCAGCAAGTTTTTGTAGTAATACAGATTCATCATCTACAATTCTTTCTAATTCATCTTCTAGTTCACTTGTTAAAGTAGATTGAGCTGCTTTAAGCAATTGCTCTTTTTCTTCATCAGATAAAAGACCGTCAGTGCCGGCAATTGTTTGTTTAGTAGAAATAAATCGTTGCACAATCGCAGTTAATTTAACTAGATGATCATCATTCTTAACAGCTACATCTAGATACTCTTTAATAAGCGGTACAATAATAGTAGCGTCAGATGCATTTCTAATTAATGGCTGTAACTGAGCAATTAATTGATTGATCTGTCGATCTTTCTTTTTAGAATTATGATAAACATCGGACATTAGGTCCGAAAATGTCGTACCTTTGAATAGTTCATCATTTTTATCCATAACGTAAATCCTTTAATAATAAATATTAAAATGGGAGATTTACGAAGTTCGTACGTGCATATTGCTGAAATTTTTCGTCGTATATTTGTTTTAGTACTTTAATTACACGTGTAATGTTAGTGGTTTCTAAACCAGTTCGTTCACGAATAAAGATATATAGTGCTTTTTTATTGAAGTCTTCAATGTTTTCTCTGGTTTCAAAAATATGAAGAATAGAATCAGCTACATGTATATCCGTAGAATTGTTAAAGATATAGTTCAAATTATCATAACAATACTCAATGTATGAATCCATGAAATATTGCAATGTTTCTTGCATTTCATCATTATGTATTTCAGTTATAATGTTTCTTTGTTCGTCTATATCAATTTCTTGTGTATCTGCTTTTAGTTTAGAATATGCTTTTTGATTTTCTGCAATTAAATAGTTAAATGATGTTCTAGTATAATATGAATATGCTTTTCCATTGTCTGGATTAAAACGATTAAGTCTTTCTGTTAGATATGTAACTAAATCAGTTTGTAAATCTGTAAATGTAGAATCAATGTATGTTGGTTTCACTTTGTTTATCAGATTTTCTGCAAGTTTCATGAATGCCGGATAAATAAATCTACGATATATTTTTTCTCGCTTAACAGTGCTATCTGACATATTATATGCTGATATTGCAATGTCGGTTATTTTTGTAAAATAAACGTTACTTTTCTTCTTCCTGGCCATCGAATTGTTCTTTTAGTTCTGTGATTACTTCGTTTAATAGTTGAAATGTAGTACCAGCTTCATCTTCTGCTTCAAATGCTCCTAATCGGTCAATTTGTTGCATAATATTATATGATTCTAATATTTTTGTATACATGTACTGATTAGTTACTTCTAATCCTTCTATATATTCCTGGGCATCGGCAAGTATTCCTGCCAGATAATAAGCTCGATATCCTAAATACCCTATTCCTCCAACTGCTAATATAAATAGTATTATAAATGTTATTAACATGATTAATCTTGATTAAATGCGTTAAAAATATCTGTTAATGTCTTTTCAACATCTGGATTATTTTCTGCTAAGTTTTTAAGTCCGTTTGATTTTGTTA